GGATCAATTGGTTACGCCAACATCCTTACCCAAGAAATGATTTATACGATGTGGGACGACTTTGAATTCGACGACGATGAAGAGCTCCCAGTTCAGGCTGTCCCTCAAGGACCTCTTAAGCCTATCTCTGAGCTCCCCATCATCGAAGTCGAGACCTCTGTCCCTAACGATACCCAAGTCCTCGTTAACTGCAATATTGATTTCGAACCTTCGTTCGCGCTGGATAATCCTCATCGTGAGGAAAATCTCGCTGCTCTCAAGAAACATGTTGAAGACTTACGAGACCCCGTCGTCCCCCCCCCAGCAATTCTGCTCGGAATTGCTGCCAAGAATCTTCACCGAACGTGTACTACACGCCTCGTTCCGAGCAAGCTCAGTCACGAGCTTCCCTTCACCCCAACTACATGCCCCGCTCCATTAAGCAGACATGCTTCACCCTCTGGCGAAGATCCTCTCTACCTTGCCCATGCAAGGATGATTCGCCCAAAGGAGCCAAACATCAATCACAAGTTGATGCTGGAGTGTGCAAGAGCTTCTGTCAATGTCGTTCCGCGACATCCACACAGAGGCATTCTCACATTTGAAGAAGCTGCTTACGGAAAAGGTGCTTTGACCTCAGTTGACCATACTGCCTCTGGTGGCGAGCCGTGGAACTCCATGGCTGCTGCTGAAGGTAAGCCCACCAACAAAGGTACCTGGCTGGGCTCTCGTGACCACCCTGCCCCCCGACCCGAGATACTCGAAGCCGTTCATCGCGACATCGATATTCTCAAAACCGGCAGATGCCCTGATTGGTTCTTCACAGAACAACTCAAGGATGAGTGTGTGGACCTGGAAAAGTATGCCGCTTCAAAAACGCGCCTCTACTTTGCCGGCCCGCTCGACCATGTTCTCGTTGGACGCATTCTGTGCGGAGACTTTGTTCAAGCAACTCTCTGTGCACGCCAACGATTCCCTGGAAAAGTGTCCGGTTCAATCGGACTCACACCTGAGGATGGTGTTCTCACCTGCCTCATGAAAGCCTCAGACGGCAACAACCGCATTGCCCATGATGAAAAAGGTTTCGACCGACATCAATTATGGTGCATTGCGCAATGGATCGCCCAAGCAATAAATGAATGGTATCCCAAGAACGAAGACCCAGCGATCAAGCTGGCTCGTACTACTTACATTTGTTCCAACTACCACTCCGTCTATCAAATTGGACGCTACATTTACTTGCTCGATTTCCATCAGCCGTCAGGAGGCTTCCTCACAACCTTCCTCAACAACATCTACCTCGAAAGCTCCCGTCTCTATGCTTTCACTGAGATACTCAATCGAAAGTACTCTTTCCCTGGAGCTACTGTTCTCTTTACCCCTCATAAGGTCAAGGAGTCCATGTTTGCTCTGTATTACGGTGATGATTCTATCATCGTTTTCCCCAAGTCCTGGGAGGTTACTTCCGCTGAAATCTTCGCCGAAACTGCAAAGTTAGGCCTTGAGACCACCCATTCTGAGAAGAACTGGCCGCTCGAAAAAGAGATGCCCCAAGAAATGCACACCTTCCTCAAGCGCTCGCTTGTAGTTAATGAAGATGGTATTTTTACTTGGGCTCTCCCGAAACCTGTCATTGAAGAAATGTTGCTCTGGACCAAGAAGAAAGATTACAACGATCACTCTGTAATGACTTCCACTGCCACCAATGTGCTCATAGAGGCTCGACGCCAC